CCTTTATTTTGAGATAGCAAGCGATATTATAGCATAGGTTTATATTCTGTGATATTTCCTATTGACAATATTATGCCTGTTCATTAGTTTAATAAAACGCGATTAAGCTGGTTCGCACAGCGTGCCTCGCTGCCACCATTATTTGCAGTAAAATGGAGTTGATTAGGGCACTGATTTCAATTTTAAAATTGAGTTGATTACAACTTTAATTTCAAAATTGAGTTGATTAAGCGTGGGATTTCAAAATTAAGGGGAGATGGAGTTGATTAAAGGTTTAAATTCAAAAAAAAAGCCCCTGGCAACCGAAGCTGCTCAGGGGCACCCTTTAATCTTTACACCCTTATTGTACTATTCATCGACCTTTTGGTCAACCTTAAATTCCAATACGTCCGAAATATCGCACTCCAACGTCGAGAGCAGGCGCTCAATCGTATCTCGCGTAAAGTTCGTCTTGTTGTTGAATAGACTACTGATGTTAGTAGCCTCAGTGTCCATTCTTGCACCTAATTCCTTAATCGATGCAATCCCCTTTTCGTCCATGATCTCTAAAATACGATACTTTCTTAGTCGTAGCATTGCCAATCCTTTGTTATATTATTGTTTCCTTGGCCTTAACATAGGTAAAATAGCAACAACGAGCAAGACAAACCGTGGGCCTGAATTTTATTTACTTTTAAGTAAGGCGTTCCTAAAAATAAAAAAAGTTAACGATACGTTGCGATTTTACTTGCATTCCATGCTCCGTATCATTAACATAGGCTGCATGGAAAATAAACTAAAGAATTGGATGCTAAGGAATCGCGTGAAGGCGATAGATCTTGCTCGGCGCACAAACGTAACACGCCAAACAATCGCAAAGTTGATCAACAATGATTTCGTCCAAGTTGACCGTGTGTCCCTGAAAAAGGTCAAGGAAGCAACTGGGATCACATACGACGAATTGCTGTCGGATGGGGAAAGTGGCACATATCATCGCCGAACTGGCATCGCAAAACTAGACACAGTAATCGAAGATCTGCTACATGATTTACACACTGCGGGTGTTAAAGATAAGTACGCGCAGTACATCGACCCCGAATTTTACTGTAGTTCCCCGTGGTTTTTATCAAGAGATTTGTTTGTTTTGCAGGGTGTCGAAGCTGAACTTAAGGGGCACGGGTCAGCTGAGAATCAACGAATTATGGCACAAATCCGCAACGAGGGTTGGATTAGTTGGTCTGACATGTGCTCTATTAATCAACCCGATGAAAAAACGCACCAAAACAGCTATATAGTTGTTGATTCGATTGACATGATCGGCAATTATCGTAGGATCGACCAGGGTCAGCAGCTACAGGTCACAGCACGCTCAGTAATATGGGAAGGCGATTACTCAAAAGGTCACACAACAACGATCCTTTCGCTTGGGCTAGATCGCAATTTTGGGGAAATAATGGCAGGCAGCCCCTGGAAAATCAAAAGTTGGGTGTGGTATGATGTAAATACAGAGCAGCTATAATAAGAAAGTCTTTGGTGGGGTTGCACCCCCACCAAAGACAAACTCACCCCAAATCGGTCAGGAAACCAAAAGGAGTCAAGTTGTCGAAATATAACCCCCTCTATAACAGAAAATCAACCTGCTCAACTGTGCAGTGGTGCCTTTTAGCACTCGCAGTAGTTTATCTCTGTGCGCGTATCGTCCCTGCGCTATGGGGGAGATAATCATGGCTATAGAGCAGATCACCCCGCAATTATTAGCCGCACTGGCTGAACCCTTCAACTCGGATGTTATCCATTGGCGTGTAGGCTCAACGACCAAAGATAACAAGCGAGGTATGGCTTTAGCCTACGTCGATGCGCGTGACGTGCAGAACAGGCTGGATCAGGTCTGTGGTGGTGCCTGGCAGGACCACTACCAAGAGGTCTGTGGTCGCGTAGTCTGTTGCATCTCAATCCACAACCAAACCCGATCCGATGGCGCTGGCGATACCCAGGTAGAAGCTGAGAAGGGTGGCTTGTCAGATGCCTTTAAAAGGGCTGCGGTTAAGTGGGGAGTTGCACGTTACCTCTACTCCCTACCCAACGAGTGGGTGCAGCTGGACGGTAATCGTAAGATCGTAGCACCCCCTTCCCTACCCCCTTGGGCGCTACCGCAGGGCGTTGTTTCCGAACAGGAAATTGATTTCGCTGCTACTGAAACAACTCGCCCTGCAGAGATCAGTACTACACAGCGCGGACTAATTAATGCAATCAAAGACACAGAATCCGTGCTAATCTCAAACGACCATCTTGACATTCCAAAACGCGATGTAGCTCGGAAAAAATACATGCAGGTCACTGAATTACTCAGCGCCAGCGAGGCACAGCTAGCTGCCTATTACGATGAGTTGGTTGCTTTCATGGAGGCAAAAAAATGAATAATTCGGGACGCTGGACTAATAGCATACCCCCTGAGATCACTCAACTGGTTAGCGAACCTTTTCCAACCTGGGATTGGCAAGTGCGCGAAATCGATGATGAAGAGTGGATCGTCGCTCGTTTAGTCGACAATAATAAATGTGAACGCATCGTCGCAGGTCGCGTAGCTGTCGTTGTAGAGGGACCTGCCAATGAATGAAGAGAAAGAGTTTTCAAAACAGGATGCCAGAGACTTTGTAGACGCAGCAGACTCCTACCTGCTGCTCACGCTCAACGACGATACCCCATCTGCAGCAGGTTATGCCAATGATATAGATCAGTTGCTAATGATTAGTGCTTATTTGAACACAAATCCTCCCCTCGCGCACAACCTGCGTCTGCTCCTTTCTAAAGCGACTCCCACACTACCATCATTAGGGGATAATTAAATGACCAGTATCAATTTCGTAGCACTGCTTGGCGAGATAAAAGGAGATGTGCGTCACAACACAACTACAAATTCTCAGGTTGCAAATTTCACCCTCATCACCCAGCGCAAGGCGCATCCAAACGCGAGGGTAGATTATTTTTCCACCTATCATAATATCGTGGCGTGGGGTCCTTTAGCAGAAGCGGTACAGCAGTGCAAAGAGGGTGATCAAGTGCAGGTCGAGGGCAACTTGGAAACCGAATCGTGGGAGGATAGAAAAACTGGAGACAAGAGGTATAAGACTGTTATCAAGGCTCGAAACTTGACAGTCCTGACGGAGGAAATCAACACAACTAAAACTCGCGCTGAAGAGGTGCAGGAGGAATTAGATGCCCCCTTCTAAAGTGCCATCTCCAGGCCGCAGGTCGCGTAACAAAGGTGCGCGGGTAGAACGTGAGATCGTCGCACTGCACCAGGCACTCGGCGTAGAGGCAGAGCGTGTGCCACTGTCAGGTGCAGCTGGTGGTAGCTACACAGGCGATGTCATCGTTGACAAGCGCTTCCGTGCCGAAGTCAAAGCACGCAAGAATGGAGGTGGCTTCGCCCTCATTGAACGCTGGCTTGAGGGCAATGACATGCTCATCGTTAAATCAGATCGTAGAGAACCTCTCGTAGTGTTGCCGTGGAATGTCTACGGCCAATTAATCACGGGAGAATAGGATGAAATCTCACGATCAAATCGTTATACAGAATAAAGCTCTAAGCCTTAGCCTTGTGCTGGAGATTGTGAAGGAGAAAATCTTCGAATATCAACAGGGAAAAGAAGAGATCGATCAGTCCTTGGTGGACGCATTGTATTGGATTGAGCGTGGATTGAATACAGATGGGGATTATTCTATAAAAGTGTATCCAGATCCACAAAATTAGTTGTGAAGTGGTATCTAATTTTAACTAAAAAATATGAAAGCACTTTCCAACTATGCAAACGCCCGAAGACTTCGATGTCGAGCAAGCACTGCTGTCTGCTTGTATGCAGCGCAGCAGTGCTATCAGCGACTGCGTTGACAAGGGGGTCGAGGTTGAAACCTTTTGGACCCCTACAAATCAAAAACTGTGGTTAGCGATGCAGGATGCTATCGTAGCTGCCCCTGCTGGCACAGACTCTATCGATCCCATGCAACTGCTGCGCTACGCTACCCCTCGCGCTCCTGAGATTAGCTTAGTTGACCTGACCAAGCTATACACGCTCATGGGCACCAGCCACAACGTAGCGTGGCACGCACAGACGCTCTTAGAGCTACAGCAACGCCGCAGACTCGCAGAGATGGGCAGGTCATTATCAAATCGCGCTGTGGACATGAGCGACGATCCTGACGATACCATCTTTGACTTAGAAGAGCAGTTGCTGCGCAACACACGGTCTGATGAGTCAGGGCTAATTGCCCTAAATAAGGCGATTGACCAGACCGAACTTTGGGCACGCCAGAATAGTGGGTTGGGACTGTTGGGCCTGTCTACTGGTTTTGACAAGCTGGATCAAATTACTAATGGGTTGCAGCCAGGCCAAGTGATGATACTCGCAGCACGCCCAAGCAAGGGCAAGAGCGCCTTAGCTTGGCAGATCGCATCACACATCGCCTACGCTGGACCTGTAGCGTATTTCAGCCTGGAGATGGATGCACGTAGTCTTGTACTGCGTGCGCTATGCCAAGAAACCGCAATCCCAATCTCGGATCTTGCACGCAACAACATACCACCCCAAGCACAGGAGTCATATGATGCTGCTGTGGCGAATCTGCGCACGCAGCAGCTGCACGTAGATGAGCGAGGCAGCGTGACGATGCACGCACTCAAGAGTCGCAGTAAACGACTGCATCGTAAAGAGCCTCTCAGACTGATCGTGGTGGACTACCTACAGCTGATGACTGCTAAACAAGCCACTACGAGAGAGCAAGAAGTCTCGCAGATTAGTCGCTCTATCAAAGCACTCGCTATGGATCTCGGTGTGCCCATCCTCGCTGTAGCTCAGCTGAATAGATCGATTGAGATGCGCACGGGGGAACAGTCGCGCCCTACCCTATCAGATCTGAGAGACTCAGGACAAATCGAACAAGATGCAGACATAGTAGGGATGGTCTGGTGGGGGTGGGAACACTGCGCAGACCTACCGCCAGGAGACTGTGAACTCATCGTGCGCAAAAATAGGAATGGCCCATTGGGCACAATGATCATCGATTGGAAACCCGAACAGGTGAAATTTGTTGAAAGAAAAGCATCATAGAGAAACAAAACATATACCCGTGCCCGTAGTGTCTGCGGCAGCACAACGCGAACTGATACGACGATGGCAACAGGAGCAGGATATTGCAGCACGCGACCAGCTGGTGCGGATGACGATGGCACTGGTCACAAAGATGATCGGTGAACGCGATTGGATGCTTACAGATTATGATGATGCGTATCAGAATGCGAGTATTGAATTACTGACTGCGATCGACCGATTCGACCTGTCACAGCCGTGGAATTTTGTGACCTATGCGCGGCACTGGATACTGAAGAGTTTTTATGACACTGCCGCCACACGCGACAGTGAACCATCTCATGTAGCCGCTCGGCGCAACGCAATAAGACGCATAGAAAAAGAGGCACTGGCAGCAGGCCAAACCGAAGAGCGTGCGGCTCAGACTGCTTACGCAGCGAAGACGCAACATGAAAAGCACAGACTCAATAAAAAGGTGCCCCTCGCAGACGTAGCAGAGATAGAATTATCGATAAGCCAACCTGCCCCAAACATCGATGTCGCAGCGATGATGAGCGCAATCACAAACAAAAGGCATGATACGATCTTGCGATTCAACTTGGGGTTGTTGGGCAATAGACCGTGGAAAATGGCGTATATCGGCAGAGTGATGGGCTTGAGTCGAGAGCGCATCAGGCAGTTACGTGAAATAGGACTAGAAGAGATTCGGCGTAGTGTGTCGAGATAGTGGCAGTGGGGAGACTGCGCTATTTACGCTGCG